CCGTTGATCCCTTGCGTCAATACATACGTCGCATCATTCCACGCAACGATATCCTGATTCACCCACCCGGTTGCATCGTTTGATAGCTGGTAATACTCGTACCAGGCGCCAAGGGAAAAATCATAGAGGAGTTGAAACATGCCCGTTTGACTCAACCCGATCGAAGGGCTCACGTAATACGGAAACGATATTAGTAGGCGGTCGTTTTTCCTGTCGTATACACCCTTTGTGTACGGGATAATTCCATTCAGCGGATACGTAACACTGAGGCCACCAATAATTTGTTTGTATCTATTTTCGATAGCCGATCCAACGCCTTCACGCCGCTCTGCGTCGTACCCTTTCGCGATCAGGTTTCGCAACGAGAGGATCTCAGTTGTTGTTAGTAAAAACGTATCCCCCTTGGCGTCAACGGTTGAATTTGTGTAGAGCAGAGGTGACGTTTGAAACCGGGCAACAATGCGCCACGATTCCGAGTTTGGGTACGAGCCGCTATATACCAGGATCTCTCCGCTGCTCATGATAAACGCAAGCAGGTTTTCCTGCGTCACGTTTTCGGATAACGACACGCTTTTGATCGCAACCAGTTCAGATTTTTTACTGACGATCGATGCCAGACTGACTTTCGTGACCGCGCCGCTTATTGCGTCGATGTTCGTATAGAAATACTCCGGCTGTGTGCGGTTTATGAGATAAGCGCGGTTTTTGTACACCGCTCCACCGAACGGGGCAACGGTGCCGCTAGGATACGTCCACGTAGCTTTGCCCCATGTGGAACCGTTATAAAATATCGGGCCGTCAAATATCGGCAATAGTGACGCTTCGCCAAAAAAGAAAAGGTAATTGTTAAAATACAAGGTCTGTATTTCGTCATCACCGCCGCCGCTTGCGCCCGTTGTGTGCACTGATACAGGCGTACCACTCGAAATATCGTACCACCGTAAGGCGCTCGTGCTGTCATCGACTAGCATAAACAGCTTGTCGCCATACGCCGCTATCGATAAAGCAACTGGATTGCCCGATGAGGTTTGAGCGAATCTTTTATTTCCTTTTCGGAGCGTCACCACCCCTTTTTCGTTGTTGAGGTTGTGCATCTGCACACAAAACGGACTCTCGAGCGAAAACGTCGGAAGAAGATCGTTTTGCCCCTTAAACGGTGGTGGCAGTGGTACGCCAACGCTCGGCATCACCGCCCCCGTTTGTTAAACCGATCCGCAAGATCCCGGCCCATTTGCACGTTGTACGAAATGCGGCGCCCTTGCTTGTCGATGCCGGGTGAGGACGTGCGGCTGCGAGGAGGGAGGGGAGGGCCAACTTTTGGTGCGGTTGGTGCCGGCGGTGCCGTTACGCCGCCCGCCTGTGGTGTGTTGGCTTGCGGTGCTGCGGCTTGTGGTACACCTGGTTGCGGAACACCCGGCTTTGCCGGTGCGCTTGCCGGCGGTTGCGATCCGGGTGGTACAAGCTGCTGCGCACCGCCGAGATAGTAGTTGTATTGCGCCTCGTCAATTCGCCCGTCGGCTTTGGCTTCGTCGAGTTTCGCCTTGATCATTTCGTAGGTGAACCCCTGCTGCCGGGCAAAATGGCGCATATTCGCGCGGGCCGTTTCTGGATCGTTGTTGGCGTTACTTACTGCGGCTCTCAAATACATGCCGTTGATGTCGGCGGCTTTTTGTCCAACAAAGCCATACCCGGCCGCCAATGCATCGCCCAATGGTGTGGCGGCATCCCAAGCGGGTTTGTTATCGGCGGCAATTTTATCGAGCTCTTTCCACTTGAGTTTTGATCCGTCAACCCCAAAGTCGTATTTGCTGCCGTCGGCAAGAGTGCCCTGATAGTTTTCATCGAGGATTTTGTTATCCTGCAAAACCCTACGGATATTGTCGCGCATGAATTGAGCTTTTCCCTTGCTGCTGCCAAACTTATCGCCCGCAAGCCCTGCAAGGCCGCCCACTATCGCGCCGACAATCGCGCCAGGAACCGCGCCCACTCCGAAGAAATACACGCCGACGCCGGCACCGATGGCGGCACCACTAGCCGCGCCGCCCGCTACGCCGGTCGTCGTGCGTTGACTTCCGGCGGCCATATCACTCATGGCCTCGGCCGTTTGATAGCCGGTATAGGCACCCGCAACGATGTTTAGACCTGGGATTACTGTGCTTCCGAGCGTTCCCGACTGCGAAGCGGCGCCGCTTGCCAAGGCTAGGTTGCCCGCTCCGGCGGCTCCGGTAATCGTTGCACCTGTGTAGTCGCCTTTTTGGTACGATTTGTAAGCGCTGTATAGCTGCGCAAGGGCAAGCCCGCCCTGAACGACTTGCCCCCAGTTAACCGACTGTAAGAATCCTTGATCGTTAAGCGCTTCGGGCGGGATTTTGTCCACTTGACTCGTCGGGGCGATCATTGTGCCGCCGTCTGCACTTGACCCAACGGCGGTATACCCTTCAGGTACTGCGGCGCCTGCTGGTATTGTGTTGTTGGTCGGTGCCACTACAGGCGATCCGGTTTGTGCGCCCTGCTGAAACCCTTGCGCTGGTGTGGTTGGTGTTGCCTGTGCGACCGGTTGCGCCGTAGGTTGCGCCGTCGGTTGTGCCACGGGCTGCGTGTCTATATTTGAATTCCCCGTTGGCTTTGAGGCAAATGGATTATTGTTATAAAAATACGCGCCGGCGGCTGTGCCTCCCACTGTACCGACTACCGGGATCAGTTGCCCCTCGGGGGATTGTGCGCGGGTGGCTGCATTTTGCGCGTCTATTTGCCGCTCGCGGTCCTCCATCTCGGGCTTTGGATTTAGGTAAAGAACGGTTTGCCCTCGAGCTGCCGAGGCGAACGGGTCGTATACGTACGGGGTGCCAGGAACAACGTAGTATACGCCGCCTCGAGGTGTCGTAATTTGCTGCCAGGATCGGTACTGGGAAAAATCGATGCCCGCTAAATTTGGCGCCTGCTGCGTCATAATCTACACACTCCACCCGCCGGCCGGGATGTTTGGCCAGTCGAAATAATCGCCGTATTCATCTGCCATAGAAACGCGCACAGGGCCGTTGAAACGGGCGTAGGCGCTTTTAACCATCTGCTCCCAGTCTGACCGCTCCTGTTCGTATTCTTGCTTTTTGGCGCGGAAATACGCCCACCTCATGCCCTCTATCATCAGGTCATCGTCGAAGAGGCAAAGATCGTCGTCGTTTAAGTTTGTGTTAGAAGCCGATGCGTCATAAGGCTCGGTGTATACGGTCCACGTCACGGTTCCATCGGTCACAGTACCCGTTGACGCGCTCGGACGAGTCGATCCGCTGGTGCCGGCGGTTGTTACCCGGTACACGTAGCCGTTACCGCTTCGGATATTGCCTAACAGATACGCCGTTGAGGCCGCCCAATCGCGCGGCTGTATCCAGTTTGAGGAGAGGTAGCCTAAGAAAAGCTCATCAGTGTTGTTATCCGCTGCTGGGTCGATCTCAAACCATCCGGCCGAGCGTTGGGAGTAGGGGCTCGTATTGTAGAGGTAATTGACCGGCCCGAGGATGCGGAACGCTTTGCGCGTTTGGAGGCTCACCGCGGTAAACTGTCGCACGTTGTACTGAAAATCAGAGATGGGACCACGTAGGGGCCAGTTGTTCGAGGTGTCCCACTGCGAAGAATCGAGAAGGCGGTAAAAGTCGCCGGGGAGTTGGTATTTGCGCTGGTTGGTAACAGTGGTGAAGGTGTACCCGCGTTTGAGCTGCGGCCACTGGTACGGGCGGTTTCGGAGGTTGTCACCAACGAACTTGAAAAGCGAGAGGTACTGCTGCTCAGTCGGTGAGGAAACGCCGACGATTGAAGAGGGGGCCGGAACGTTCACCCGATAGCAGAAGCCTTGTATGATCTCTTTTATCGTTGCCACGTTCCGACCCTAATGAGGACACAACTGAAAAACCAACTACCGGACAGAGAAGGGATCACCTCCTTTGTTTACTACGAACAAATCCAGGTTGAGGCCGCCGTTGTGTAACAAACAATCGGCTTGATACCTGTCAAAGCGGAAAACGCTGCATTTGCAGAAGCGCCGTTAATGGTGCCGCCTGTTGCTGGGTATACTTTAAGCACACCCGCTGTAGTGTTCAGGATCGTGTGTATCTCGCCCACGTCACCCGCTCCGGCTGCTGCAAGGATCACGCCTTTGGTTCCATCGGCGCCGGTTACTTGGTGGAAGAACTTGGTGCCCGAGAGAGCTGCGGCGTCACCTGCAACGCTGCCCGCTGCGGCAACGGTTTCGAAGTTTGCCGAAGGCTCTACCTGCTGCAAACCCTTTTTGCACACAAGCGTTGCCTGCGCCGCCGTAAAGGTCGGGACAAGGTTTTTGCTACACGTGTCGGCGTACACCGGGGAAACCCCGAGCACTAGCGAAATGATAGTGAAAAATATTCGTTTCATGGTTTCCCCTTTTTCTAATGTAAATCTACCCAAGCCGTTCCGTTATAAACTCTCAGTTTGTTGGTGCCGCTGTTGTAGTAGACATCGCCTGTTTCGACGTCTAAAGTCGGATCTGCGGCTAATGGGACAAAGCGGATCTGGCCGCCTTGTTTTACGCGCATCCGCTCGGTTTGCGTATTGGCACCACCGCCCGCACCTCCTGCTGCACTCGTAGTAAAGGTAATCGCTCCACCAGCGCCCGACCCTGTGCTTCTTCCTCCGAATATATCCAGCCTTGTGCCAGCTCGATCGGTGCCAGTAGCCTCTGTCGTCGAAAGAGTAATAGTTGCCGGATTGGTGGAGGAGAATTGCCCGTTGCCTAGATATATTGCGCCGCTTGAGGTGATCCTCATGCGTTCGGTAGCTGCATTAAGACCGCTTCCAGCTCCACCAGCCGCCGAAGTAAAAAATGCAACTACGCCGCCATTGCCGCTGCCAGTGCCGAGTCCCCCGTATAGAGACAGATTCGCCCCACCTATGTTAGTGCCGGAGCCGTTTGTCGCACGAATTGAACTGCTTGCAGGAGTCGCTGAGGAGTCGCCATTTCCAACGTAAAGATCGCCGTTGCTTGTGATCCTCATGCGCTCGGTAAGCGTGTTTTGAGCGCTGCCGCTGCTTCCTGCTGGGCTAGTTTCGAATCTAAGAGATCCCCCAGACGCGTTTCCTGTGCTATAGCCGCCTCGTATTCTT